GTTCTTCTGATCCATGTCTGGATTGTAACTCAGGTACTGCATGTATCACTACTGAAACAAACTGTTCTGATTCTATAGATAATGATAATGATACCTTTGTTGATTGTTTAGATTCTGATTGTTCAAGTGATCCTGTGTGTCAGTCTCCCACAAACGGTAGAGCACTTATGGATTCTCAGGGCCATTGTAACTTTGATAACCAAGGGTTTATGAGTTTCCAGTAGGAACTATCTCTATGATTGAAGAAGGAATAGACATAATCAGAACTCCAGAAATGGAAGAAGTAATGCAGGAGTGCTTTTTGAGCACTAAGACTGCTGCTGTTACCTTATTCCCAGATAGGGTTGAGCGTCCTTTTAATCAGCTCCATGATGAGATATTTCCTTTATTTGATGATGATAGTATACAGAAAGTAGCTATTGCTGCTCCTCGTGGATTTGGTAAGACCACTTTAAGTACTATTATATATCCTGCTAAGAAAATCCTGTTTCATGAGAAGCATTTTATAATGCCTGTATCGGCCACTGCCAGTTCTGCAATAGCTCAGAGTGAGAACTTGAAAAGAGAGCTACTTACTAATCTTAACACGATTAGACTCTTTGGTCCTATAAAAAGTGAGGTCTTTTCTAAAGATGTCTGGATTACGTCCAACGGGATCATGGTCTTACCTAGGGGTGCTGGGCAGCAGGTTCGTGGGCAGCTATTTGGCAACAAGCGTCCAGACCTTATTATCATCGATGACTTGGAAACAACTGAAGGAGTTGAAACAGAAGAGCAGAGAGGAAAGCTAAAAAATTGGTTCTATTCTGACCTCTGTAACTGTGTCGATAGATCTAAGAAGGACTGGAAAATTATCTATATAGGGACAGTTCTACATGAAGACTCTCTTCTTATGGAACTTTTAGATGATCCTTCTTGGCGTAGTGTAAGACTTGAACTCTGTGACGATGATTTTAATAGTTACTGGCCTGACTTTATGAGTTCAGAGGAGTGTAAAGAACTTTATCTTGAATATAAGAGAAAGGGTCAGGCTGACGTATTCTTTAGAGAATATAGAAATATTCCAATATCTACTGAAGATTCCGCTTTTCATTCTGACTATTTTAAACATTATAAGGAAACTGACGAAGATTTTAAACCTGCAGATTTGTTAAATGTAGTTATTGTTGACCCTGCTAAGACTGTTCAACTTCATTCTGCTGAGAGTGCTGTAGTCTGTTGGGGAATTGATAGAACTAATCGTAAGATGTATGTTCGTGACATTGTTGCTGATAAGTTTTATCCTGACGAACTTTATGATGAAATGTTTTCGATGGTCAGAAGGTTTAAAGCTCAAATACTGGCCGTTGAGGTTACATCACTTAATGAGTTTATAACTCAACCAATAAAGAATGAGATGAGAGTTAGGGGAGTATTCCCAAGATTTGTAGAACTCTCTGCTAGGGATAAGAAAGAGAATCGTGTCAAGGCCTTGGCTCCTTTCTATAGGCTTGGCTACATATATCATAATGAAGTAGTTTGTGATAAGTTAGAGTCTCAGCTTCAAATGTTTCCAAAGTCTAAACGCTGGGATGTTATGGATGCTGCTGCTTACATAGTTGAACTTCTTGAGCTTGAGGGAGATTATTTTGATCCTCTTGACTCGTTCGATGAAGATGAAGACCCAGAAGCTGAGTTTGCTGAGCTTGAGAATGACGAACCGTTGGAGGTTGACTCCTACGTTTAATTTTTAAACATAGAGAGTTTATTAGAGAGGAACAGATATGCCTACAATATTAAACGGAGAACCTGGGACCTCTAGAATAGACCCAAGAATTCATCATGACTATGCCTATCCTGATGGGTTGGATCTGAGTCCTAACAGTGATCTGCATAAAGATATTGTAAAAAAGATTATTCAGAGGGCTAATGCCAGTGCTGGCTATATGCGTAGAAGACATACGCAATGGAAGGAGATTGATAGAGTCTTGACCTCCTTCATGCCTTTGTCTGAAAAAGAGAAGCAGTCTAAGGCGGCTGATAAAAGGAAACCTGTTAGCATTGTGTTCCCATACTCTCATGCCATCCTGGAATCTGTCCTTAGTTATATGGTAGCTGCTTTTATTTCTGACCCTATTTTCTCTTACAAAGGGCATGGTCCTGAGGATGTGGTTGGGTCTATTTTGATGACCAAGGTTGTTGACTTAGACTGTAATAGAACTAAGGTTCCATTAGCTCTACATACTATGTTTAGAGATGCCTTCAGCTATGGTTTAGGAATAGTTGTTCCTTCTTGGAAGGTTAAAACTGCTATAGTATACAGGCCTGAGCAAGTCGGTTTTTTCTCTAAGTTCAGAAATCAGTTTACTCAAACTGGTGTGAGAAAAGTAGAGTCTGAGGAAACTGTCTTTGAGGGTAATGAGCTGATAAACATTGATCCTTATAAGGCTCTTCTTGATCCGAATACTCCTATTAACAAATTTCAGGAGAGTGAATTCTTTGGATGGCTTGAAAATACAAATAAGATGGCCCTTCTTGAAGATGAGAAAACAGATTCTGAGTTGTTTAATGCTCGGTATCTTAACAACATGGAGGGTAATGTTAGTTCGAGTGTCTTCTCTCGTGACGAGTCTGGGAGAGAGGACAGGTATGAAGGGTCCGTAGAGGATAATTCTAACACTGTAAATCCTGTAGATATTCTTCATATGTATGTTAATATTATTCCTAAAGAGTGGAAGATAGGCACTAGTGAGTATCCAGAAAAGTGGTATTTTAAAATAGCTGGTGACTCTCTTCTACTTCAGGCTAAACCTATTGGCCTTGGCCACGGAATGTATCCAGCAGCTGTTTGTGCTCCAGATTATGATGGATATTCTACTGCTCCCATCTCAAGACTTGAAATGCTTAGCGGACTTCAAGGAACTTTGGATTGGCTCTTTAATGTTCACATAGCCAATGTACGTAGAGCAGTTAACAATATGTTTATCTATGACCCTTTCTTAGTTAACTCTAAAGACCTGCAAAATCCTAAAGATGGATGGCTTATCAGAACACGTCGTCCATCCTGGGGTAAGGGTGTTAAGGATGTTTTACAGCAGCTGGCTGTTTCTGATATTACCAAACAGAATGTTGCCGATTCTTCTTGGGTTGTTCAGTGGATGGATAAAATCGGTGCCTCTGATGGAAGTATGATGGGTTCCTTGAGACAAGGTGGTCCTGAGCGTCTTACTGGTACTGAGTTTCAAGGAACCCGTCAAGGATCATTTTCCAGATTGGAACGTATGGCTAAGATTATTGGCTGGCAAGCTATGCAGGATATTGGATTTTTCTTTGCTAGTCATACTCAGCAGCTTATGTCTGGGAATAAATATGCAAGTGTTCTTGGAGAGTGGGAGACTCTTCTTCGTAGCGAGTACGGGAGTGCTATTAAGCGTGGTCGGATGAAGATCAGACCTACTGATTTGCTTGTCTTCTATGATGTGCTTGTTAGAGATGGCTCTATTCCTGGGAATAACTACTCTCAAGTATGGGAGAAGATGTTCCAAGTAATTGCGGCTGACCCTGAGTTGCGTAACCAGTTTGATATTGCAAAGATTTTCAAATACATTGCAAGAAATAACGGAGCCACCAATACTGAGGAGTTTCTTAAGGTTGGTGTGATGCCTGATGAGCAGGTTCTTAATCAGGTACAAAAGGGTAATTTGATTCCTTTTAATGAGGTGAGAGCATGAGTTTATCAGCGAATGAAATGGAGAGATTGTTTAAGCTTCTTTGGCCGGAGATTGAGAAGGAAGTTGAAATCTGGATTGAACAACTTAGGGGAATTCTTGAAGATCCAAAATTAGACACTGATCTTAAAGACATTCATCAGGCTCAGGGGTCTATTCGATCTCTGAGAAATGTGCTAGATCTTCCGGAGATTCTAGTTGAAAACAAACGTATTGATCAAGAGGAGACCGAAGATGGCGAATCAGAGAATTGAAGAACAGGTAGGTGATTTTTTCAGTGACGAAGCTCCTGAAGGTTGGGAAGCTCCTGATCTTGGTGATGAAGATTCTGATATTACCAGACCTCCCGAAGATTTGGGAGACAGCGGTGAAGAACTTGAAGATGATTCTGGAGACCAGGGAACTCCTTCTGATGACGACAATGATGATGATGATTCTGCAGGTTCCGCAGATGATAACCCTCCTGCTGATAATGCTTCTGAAGAAGGCTCTTCTGAGGGCTCTGGTGAGGGTGAGGGTGAACCTTCTGCCGATGATTCCACTCCTGCAGCTTCCTCAGGTGATGACCAGCCTTCTGGGGGTGATTCCATAGAGGAGTTGCGTGCCCAGAACCAGCTTCTCATGGAGAAGATCAATGCTCTTATGGGGAACAAGGGTGATACTCCTGCTCCGGCTCAGCAACCTCCAGCCCCACAACAGCAGCAACAGCAACAGGAAACAGGACAAGTACAGGAATACAACTTGTTTGAGGAGGGAGAGGATCTCGATGAGATTCTGTCTACAAAAGACGGTGCCAATAAGTTGTTTTCCAAGATGATCAACATGGCTGTCAACGTTTCACAAGAAAATCTTCTTCGGGCTATGCCTGGAGTTGTTAAGCAACAGGTAAAGGTTCAAAACGAGCTTCTTACCACTATTAACGCTTTCTACGACGAGAACAAAGACCTTCAGCCTGTACGGAAGGTGATGGGCGTAGTAGTCAATGAGGTTGCTGCAGAGCACCAAGATTGGACTCTTACTGCCATTCTCGACGAAACTGCAACCAGGGTTCGGAAAATGCTGGGGTTAAAAGGCCAGGCTTTGTCGAAAGACCAGGCGACACCCCCTGCAGAAAATCCAAGTAACCCAAAACCGTCAGGAAACAACAAAAAGCCCGCTCTCCCAGGAGCACAAAAAACTGGTGGAAGCCGAGGTAAGGGTGGGGATGTTATTTCTGACCAACAGAAACAGATTAACGAACTTATCTAATCTCTTTTCTTAAAGGAAGGAAATAATCATGGACACTGCTTTTCTTGGTATGCGTGGCACTGGTGACTGGAGTGATGCCGATACTCGTCCTAAGGACTGGCGCTCCACTGTTCTTTATCTCTACCCCAATGGTGATACTCCGTTGACCGCTCTGACGGCTACAATGAAGAGCGAGAAAGCCACTGATCCGGAGTACTACTGGTTTACCAAAGGTCTTCCGACTCAGGGTGGCGCTGTCACTGGTATCTATACCGACGCGCTGTCTACTGCTTATGTCAACGGCGGGTCCACTGGAGACAATGTGTATCTGAAGATGGCCGCTGATACTGCCAATCATTTCAGAGCCGGTCACATTGTCCTGATGCGTGATTCCAGTGATCATACTGTTGACATTGTTGGCCGGGTTACTGCCAACCCCACCGTCAATGGTGCCAACTCTTACATCATCGTGAAGTTGATGGAAGATGATGACAACTCTTCTTCTCATGATCTCTCCGATTGTGACGCCGTTCTGATCATCGGTAACTCGAATCCTGAGGGTGCTGGGATGCCTTCTGAGATTCAGTATGACCCTGTCAAATACTACGGAAAAACCCAGATCTTCCGTAACTCTTTGGCCATCACTCGTACTGCTCGGAAGACCAAACTCCGCACCTACGATCAGTACAAGGAAGCCAAACGTGAGTGCCTCCAGCTTCATGCTATGGAGATGGAGAAGGCTTTCCTGTGGTCGATCATGACTGAGGGTGTCGGAGAAAATGGTAAGCCTGAGCGTACTACCAAGGGTATGATCCCCTGGATTCGTGAAGCTGCTGATGATGGTGCCACGGTTGCCGACTACACTCTGGACGATGCCTATGCTATCGAAGCCGGAATTGGTGGGAAGACCTGGCTCGAAGGTGCTATGGACTGGTTGAACAACATCTGTGAGCACATTTTCCGCTATGGCTCTGATGAACGGATGGCCTTCGTAGGTTCCGGTGTTATCCTGGCGATCAACCAAGTTGTTTTGAACTACCCTCAAGCCCGGTTTGAGATTAATACCAAAACTGGTGCCTTCGGTATCAAGGTGACTGAGTGGGTGACTCCGTTTGGCATCATCTATCTCAAACGTCATCCGTTGTTCTCCTACGATGCCACTACTCGAAATATGGCAGTAGTATTCGACCCGAAAGATGTCATCTTCAGGTACATTGATGACACTACTTTCTTTGGTCAGAATGAAAAAACTGTGTCTACTGCCGGCGAGCGTATCGACGGGACCAAGGAAGAATACCTCACTGAGGCGGGTCTTGAATTTCATCATCCTGCCAAATGTGCCTTTCTGACTGGGTTTGGTCAGAATAACGCGGCATAGCGTCTCCTCCTTGCAATGAGATGGGAGAGGAGATCTCCGCTCCTCTCCCCTTTTTGCTACGTTTAAAAATTAAACATAGGAGTTTTAACATGGCTAAAATGGATGTAGAAGAGATAAAGAAAAGGAAGATTGAGATGGAGAGTGAGATCACTGACATGCTCAAGAAATTTGAGTCTGAGTCTGGTGTTCGAGCTAGCTATGTCTCAATTGAAAGAAAACGGCCTTCAAAGAAGGAGATGAACTCTCCTGATAGTGTCATGGAAGACTATGACGACAGAGATTTGGAAACTGTGAATATAGAAATTAGGTTTGTCTAAAGGATCTTATTATGAATCTTACTGAGATTAGAAGAAAGTTTGTTGAACTCTCTGGCCGTAATGACCTTGTGGTTGACGTAGTTGATTACAAAGATAACGGTGCAAACTTCTTTATCCAGGAGGGTTCTAGATTCTTGGATAGAAAATCTAATGAGCATAACAGAGAGGATGTAGCTCTTTACCCAGTTTCACAAGGGGATTTTGTCCTCTATATGAAAAATATCAGAGTGATAAAAAGTGTCTGGATCTATGTTGGAGATGCTAGAGCCGAGCTAAAGGAGCTTCCTAGAGATGGGCTTAGGAAAATGTTTCCTAAGATTTTATCTTCTGATACTCAAGGAGTTCCTGCTTATTATGCCCCAGTTAATGCCAGACTTAGAACTGGAGTCCCTGTAACCCCTAGACAGTTTTTATCAAGTATAAGTCTGAACAAGGAGAATATTAATAGTATTATTTTCCCCCCTCTTAGTCAAGATGCTTTGATTGAAGAAGAAGGAAAGTTTTACTCTGATGACCTTATGGAGAATCCTGAAAACTACTGGACTTTCCATCATCCGATGTTACTAGTTTGGGCATCTCTTTATATGTTAGAGATCTCTTATCGTAACAGTGAGGGGGCCAGAGACTGGATGTCGGCTATTAATGATTATCTAAGAGACCTTGAGTTAGATATCATTGAACAGGATTCTGAAAATCTCAGTCAGTTAGGAGAGTATGATTATGTCGACTGATTTGACAAAAGAGGTTGCAAGACTTAGGAAAGCCATTGAGATGGTCAATCGGCGAGCTGGGAGGAATTTGGTAGTTGTAGTTCCTCCAGTACCTATTTTCTCTTATACTGAAAAACCTGCTGAAGATGGAAAGTTGCTTGGAGCAGTCTTTCCAAAAAGTGGGGTTCTTACCAAGCTTTTTATTGCTTTAACTCAGATTTCTGAAGATGAGAATGTGAGCTTTTATGGTGTTCATAGGACTGACAATGCCAAGTATGAGTTCACATTCTCTATGGATAAAACACCTTCTAAGGATTTAGAGTTGGAAATCAAAGAGGGTGACGTGTTCGAAGTATTCGTTGATAAACCTGAAGCAGTTAAAAGTGTGATGGTGTCAGTTCTATTTCAATCTTCTAAGGGCCAGGAAATCAAGGTTAACTACAACGAATTGGGGATAGGTGATGAGAGAGTTCGAGGTCTCCTTAACGGAGGAAATTAAAAAAGGATTGATTCCTTTCTCTAACAGGTCTCGTAACCTTGAAGGTCTTTCTGTATGCCACAATATAGAGCCTTTTGATGAGGGTATGAGGACTCATGAGGCTGTTATATCTCTTAATGCTAACCAAGATTGGGGAGCTGAAGAGGCTTTGGCAGCTGTTGTAACAACTAGGACTATCACTATTGCTATTAAGGATTGGGTTTCTGAGGATGATGTAGTAGGGGCCATGGTCTATATTGATGGTGTTCTGGCTGGTACTGCAGATGAAAATGGAGAACTTACAATAGTTGACATAGAACTTGGGGGACATTCTATTAAGATTACAGCAGCTGGCTATCTTGACAGTGATACTGACTACTTGTTGAATGATTACTTTGTGGTGACCTAATATGGCCGACGACAAAATCTATTTTAGAGTTAGAAAGCCAGGAGATGTTCTCAATCCTGTGCCCCCAGAAAAGACCTTTAAGGTCTATATGAAGGACATAGATGTCCCTGATGCTGTAGACTCTAATCAAGAAATTATCTTTCCTCTAAAAAAGCCAGGAGATGGTGTTCCACTTTTTATAGAGGTAATGAGTGATGTCAGTTGTTGTGAGAACCCTGGGTACTACTTTTACTATGGTTATAATCCTAGTAGGATATCTCCTGCTGGGTTTGTTACTTTATATGTCGTAGGTGGTTGTCCTCCTTTTGATTGGACAGTTAATAAGGCTGGATACTCATTTACCACAGCTCAAACTGAGGAAAGATGGAATACCCTAGTTGCTGATGCTGGAACTGCTCAAGGTGATGTTCTTGTAACTATTACAGATTTTTGTGGTAATCAGGCTGTTGGGACTGTAAGAAATGAAGGTGTGTTAACAGAGGTTATTGACTCTCTGATTGACTCGCTTTTTGGTAATATCAGTTATGACTATTTAACAGCAGAGTTTCAAACTACTATTGATCTAATAGCTGTTCATGACAATGCTATAACTGTTTTGAATGTTTGGAAGATAACTACTGAGGGTGAGTTAGTTGATATCAACAACAATATTGTTGATCTTGGAATTGATATAGATACGATTAATACAACTCTTGCTCAGGCTCAAGATGCTATTAACTCTGCTGAAACTCTTATAACTACTATTCAAGGAGATCTTGACTCTGCTGAGGCTTTAATAGCTCAATTGCAATCAGATCTTAGTGGGATAGATGGTAGACTTTCTACTGCTGAAATAGATATTGATGCAGCAGAAGGAAATATCACACTGCTGACGACAAACTTAGATGCTACTAATGATACAATAGCTCTTTTAAGTATAGATTTAGATGCTGTAGAGGCTACTATTACTATTATGGCTACTGATATTGACGTAGCTGAAGGAAATATCTCTACACTGCAAATAGATCTTGATGCCGCAGAAGCCGCTATAAGTTTAAATGCTACTAATATTGACACAGTTAATGATGATGTTACTTCTCTCTCACTTAGGATGGATGCTGCTGAGGGAGAGATAGCGTTAAATGTCACAGATATAAATACTTTGGAGGGAGATGTTCTTGGCCTAACTGTTAGAATGAGTGTGGCTGAGGGAAGTATTATAGTAAATGCTAATGATATAGATACTGTTGGTGGGGAAGTTATAAATTTAGATCTAAGACTTGATACAGCTGAGGCATCTATTACTCTTAATGCTTCAGATATTGATACAGCTGAGGGTAATATTACTGCTCTTGGTATTAGAATGGATGCTGCAGAAGCTGACATTCTTATTAATGCTACTGATATAAGTAATGCAGAAGATCGTATAAGTGTTGTAGAAATTGATCTTGATGCAGCTGAAAGTACTTTAAGTCTTGTCTCAGCCAAAGCTAATACTAATGAGACAAACGTTACGTCTCTTCAGCTGAGAATGGATGCTGCTGAAGGAAGCATAGTTATTAATGCTTCTGATATTGATACTATAGCTGGAGATGTTACAACTTTACAAATAGATCTTGATACTGCAGAAGGTCAAATTACTTTAATAAATACGAGTATTAATACTCTAACAAATGATCTTAGTAACCTTGACTCTGATGTTAATGATCCAACTACTGGGGCTTTAGCTCTTATCGCAGCAGCTCAGATAGAGATTGATGCCAAT